TAAAAGAAATGATCGAAAAGAAAGATTTCGAAGCTGCTAAAAAGTTTGTCGATGACAATAAAGATGATTTGGGCGAATACTTTGACCAAGCTAAGTCACTTGTTTCAGGTAACGAAATGGTTAGTGGAGCTTTAGACAAGATTAAAGGTCTATTCTAAGATGCGATCCCCTCAATCCTATTGATTGAGGGGACTTTTTATGTTTAGAGTTTCTATTTAGAGACAATGCATAACACAATCTAAGATTCTTTAGAAACACAAAAAAGAGATTCCTAAGGAATCTCTTTTTATTCTATATGACTATAGAATTATTTTTTCAAGTTGTAGAATGATTTCAAACCACGGTATTCTGTTAGTGTCATTTTAAATGCGTATATAATAGGAAGAAAACCTATTAAATAAGGATATATGCGTGTAAGATGTAGACATCAAAACTCACATAAAGTTACTAAAGTTTACACTTATTGCCCCTTATTTGCCCCCCTTTTTTATAAAAAAGACTTGGCAGCATGAGCTACCAAGCGACATGAAAAAAACAAAAACATTCTGCACGCAATCGTCCAAAAGTATATCTATAGTGTACCTCTATTTAGATTAAATGTCTAATACTATTCACAAAATAAAAAACCCCGACTAAAGAGCCGGGGGCAGTTCGAGAATATTCATCGAAAGACGCCAAGTATTCCAATGACTATAGTAGCACTTATCTATGAGAATAGCAAATATAAAAAAGAGCTATGAGTTTCCTCGTAGCTCTTTGCCTATGATGGACTTATATTATACCAAATAAAAAAAGCCCCAGCAAATGCCAGGGCTTCGACCACTACCACCATGATGTCCGAACTGTGGTCTGTCGGGAGGTGATATACTCCTTTTCGTTTTTTAGTTTGCGTGGTCTATTTACCAGTTTGGCCTTGTGTGGCTTGCGCTCGGTCTTCGATAGCCTTGACCACTGAGGCACTAGCTTCATTGATTGCTTTGGCTACTTGTGCAGTGTCGTTTGATTGGCTATTCAAAAAACGTTCCATGTCCTCGTCTGGCAAGGTCAAGTGTTTAGCACCCGCTGAGCGTAGAGCGTCCACTGTTCCCATTGAACCGATACCAAACACACGACCATTAACTACACCAACATATCCTTGACTTCCGCTTTCGCTACGTACTACATAATCCATATTTTCTTCTTCCTCTTTCTGATTTACTAAACTATCACCGTCATTGATGATAACGACATTCTTATCCAGTCCGCCAGCTAGACCTGTGCTAGTGAATTGCCACCAGCGTGTATGATTCATATCGGGATATACGCCCCAGTATGGCTCTGAGCGTACCTCGTAATCTGGGTAAGCTGCAATCCATAGACTGTTTGGATAGCGTGCAGTGATTTGATCTACATATACATTAGCCAATGTGTATGGCTTGTAACTATAGTAGATAGGCTCAAAGCCGTTTGACTTACAAACATCCATGAATGCCAGTACCGCATTAGTATTGGCTTGCTTGTCTCCACTAGCCCCGTCCTCATAGTCACATACTAGATAGCGTGGGTGAGATGGCAAGTTACTGATAAAGTAATTCGCTTCAGCTTGTGCCGTTTCAACATCACCACCGAAACGAGCGAAATGATAGTAACCAACACAGTTACTTGTGCTAGTTTGCTGACCGGCAACTGGACTAACCCAGCCCACACCCTCGGTAACTTTGATAACCGTGTTATTAGTGCCGGACGCTTGACAGATAGCTGTTAAATTGCCTGGTTGGTAAGCTGACACGTCGATAAAATAATTATCTTGTGCCATGCCATCAAATGGCAATTCAAACCATCCGACCATTTGTTGACTTGGTGCTGACCAGTCAACATAGCTGAAATTACCAGCGCTATCGAGGTTTCTCGTGACCTTGCGTGTCCACCCCCCATTATAAAGGGCGTCCCCGTTACCATCAATGTTCTGTTCGACTGTGGCAACTGTACCGTCTGGGTTTTCTGCCACTACAAAACCGATATGTCCGAATTGGTGGTATGGCAAGCAGTTAGTTACCCAAACACTCCCCACTGGCGGATTGTTAGCACCGTTAAAGCGTGTGACTTTCAACCCTAGACTTTCAGCACGGCTTAAGCCATCAATGGCGTTTAAGTAGCTGAAATCAAGGTTAAACAAGCCTTGATATTGCAAAACGTTGTCAATCAAAGCGACACATTGCCCGCCATAAGGATTCGTGGGAACAGTAACACGTTGATTAACGAGGCTATCAAGCGTGTTTAATAATTGTGCTTTTGATGTCATGTTTCTCCTTTCTTAAATTTATTTCTGGATGGATTGCTTAATTTCCAAAATCGTGTTTTCCAATTCAGCAACCTTCCTCTTCAAATCGTCAATTTCACTTGTAGGTAATTGAGATTTTGTTACAAGCGGGTCTGCCGCAAATTTGTTTTGTTCTAAAACCTGTAGAAAAAAGTTATTGTATGTTGGGAACAAACCATATGCTTGGCTGACAGACAATAATGAAGATTGTTTACCTTTAATTTCACCGATATCATGACCAATGGCTTCAATGGCCTTGCTTAAATTGCTCATAAATCAACCTCCTTAGAGGGTGTTTTTAGCTGTTGTATATACTGATACCAAATCTTCAGTTTCAATAGCTGTAATACGATCACCAAGTTCTGTAAGCTTAGTAATAATACCAGAATCAACATTACCACCACCAGCGGCGATTTTATCAGCAAGTTCTTTAAGAGTATCAAGCTCTTCAGGAGCTCCACCAATAAGGTCGGTTTTAGCTTGTGCAATTGCAGTGTTAAGTTGTTCTTGAGTGATTCCGTCAGCGGTCACTTCACCTTTCTCAGCCTTGCCAGCCAATGCTGTTTTAATCTCTTTGATGTCTGCTCCCACCGCTTGGGCAAAATCGTGTAATTTACTCATTTATGTTTCCTTTCTTAGATTTTAGCTAGATTGTAGATATTAACGAGGTCTTCCGTCGTATCAGTGCCACCACTGATTAACCCAGATTCTCGCAATTCATCAGCTAGTAGTTTCAGTTTAGGGCTCTTGTCTGATGGGATAGCACTGTCCGCATTTAAGGAGTTCTTCACTTTTACTTTGAAATTGTTAGACGGGAAGATATGCCCATCCAGCTTAATTTCAAGGTAGTAAGTGCCGGTAGCTACCACGTTACCCATTGAGAATGAAAACACTCCGTTCTCAACAGTAACATCTTGATAAAGCGCCACTGTTTCATCGTTGGACAGCGTAAGCTTACCAGTGCCAGACAATTCCATGCGTTTTCCATCGTGCCCTAGAATCTCAAAACCAAAAACGGAAGTGGTGTCCCCAGACTTGAGAACATTACCACCTTGAATCTGGTTAATGGAAGTCATGAGCTTAGCCATAGGCTAGTCCTCGTAAGGTTTAGTGTATGATAGTGCTCGCTCGCTATCGCTAAGACCTTTAGTTGTAGGGTCTGGCAACATATTCAAGGCGTTAACCACTGTAAGACCTACCAAGTAAGGGTTTGATAGGAATTTACCAAACAAGCCAAACAATGCTCCCCAGCTTGTGATATCTTCAAATTTGATACCAAAGTAAGCCAAAACTGGCAATACCAAGGCGAGTGCAAAACGTGTTACGAATGTGCGATTTTTAAAGCGAATAGTCCAGTTGATTTTCATTAATTAATTCCTCACTTCTAAATTAATGTATTTACGATAAAGAGCATCAATATACCCGTTACCGCCTAATTTTTTATAACTGCTGTGCATTTTGTGAATAACGTCAGAATTATGAACAGTCGTATATCCACGCTCAAGCTCATTTGTAATGTCTCTTTCTAACCGAAGATACATTGTCACTAAATGGGCCTCGTCATGCACAGCTAACTTGTCATTTAACTCGTTGATTTTATCGCCGTTAATTTCTCCTAATTCTTGAACGACTTCAACGGATTGTTGAATGGTGCTTAATTCCCCTTTTAACTCACCAAACTGCTCTTTGTTTAAGTTCGCTGATTTACTAGCTTTCATACCAAACCAGCCCGTCGCTACCACACCTACGGTTGGGGCAAGGTGAGCGATTAAATCTGAAACATTCAATGAGCAACACCTCTTTTAACTATTCTTTTGTCAATTGAGCCAAAAGCTCGTCGTCCTCAACCATAAGAGCGATTTGCTCTTTTACTTTTGGTTTCAAAACTTTAGGAACTTTTGCGAATGGGTAATACCCTGCGACAATGTTGATTGCAAATAATTTAGCCATCATATCTTTTTCTCTTTCTATTACTTCTTTAGTTATCTTTAGTTTCACCGATAGACGTTTCAGCCAAATCTTCATCAGTTAGTACCTCTTTCTCGTACAGTTTAGAAATGACGTTGATTAGTGTAAGCTGTGCTGTCTTCGATTGCTCTTGCTGTTTCGTCATTTGCGCTTCCATCTTAGCAATCGTCTCAGCGGCTTTTTTATTTAGAACGTTGTATTCTTTGATTTTTTCATCAAGCTCATTAAACTTCTCGGTCTCAGCACGTTGTGGGAAATTCTCTTGATAGATCACTTCAAGCGCTGCGTTTAACAGCTCGGTATTTGACAAGTCGATTTTCTCGACCGGTAAAAAGACGGGAACGATAGCCCCGTCTGTGTTTTTTAAAATCACCTTGGTGGCGGACGCTGCACCACTTGCATCGTACTCTTGAGATTTTGAAGCGTATTCAAATTTCATAGATTAACCTTTCTGTTTAAATCGTGATTGTTAGTTGTCCGACGTAGAACAATCCATTCTTAGTCTCCAGAGCTGTCAATGTGTTTGTATCTTTATTGAACTGAACGTGTGTGTTGACAGATCCATCAGTTGTCCACGCTGCTGCAACAAACATATAATTCTGTTGTGAAGACAAAACCTCTTTCGGTACAGTTGCAAATGCAATGTTATTCCCGTCTCCAGTAAACTCATATCTAACTGTAAGCACGTCTCCGACACGCTTATAGAAACTCCTATCATAGCCAGCTGGTTTCCATCCAGTGTTGATTAAGTTTGTGTTTTCGTTTTTGGCAAACTCTTTCCAAGGCTCCCAGTCGTCAACTTTCTTCGACCATCGGTGATGTCTGAAAAATAGTTGTCCGTTATTGCCCCAAAAAATTTGGATAGCCTCTTTAAAACCATCGGTATTCTTTCCGTAATTGCTGTAATGGAATAGATATCCCCATTGACCATTAGGGTTTCCGGGTGCTGCCTTGTCAATGTAATATTGGCCGGGTTGGTCTAACCAGTTCGCGTTGGTAACGTTAGGTTTGCCGTCTATCCATTTTGGACTGCCATTGTTGCTAGTCAGCTGGTATTGCTGGATAGGGTTATTATTTGCATAAATATCACCAGCTACATCAAGGGCCCCACGCTCACGGATTTTGGCAACACCGAGACCCGATTGATCGTAAGATAGCGCCACGCTCTCAACAGGAACATCAAGTTTAAAACTTGTGTGAGTGAATTTGTCTTCTAAAACCGCCAAAATTTGCCACGACTTATTAGCAGCATATACACCCGCTAAATTAGCAGAGGAATTGACTAGGCTTGAAACGCCAGCCCAATCTCCAGAGGCGGGGCCGGTGTCTGTTGTGTAGGTGTCCTTGCCGTAAGGCGTCACCTTAAAGGTTAATTTCATGGTATTTTTTTGAACACCATTGACAGCCAATGGCGCCACCTTTGCGTTCCTTAGAACTTGCAAAGTGCTTGATGTAGCACCAACCCTTGTCACGTCGAATTTCAGCGATGGTGCGAAATATTCTAGGACGTTGATGTTGACTTCTTTAAAATCGGACCATCGTCCACGGCTGTCTGAAACCCTAGCTCTTACTACTGCTTGTCCAGAATAATTCATTATCCCAAACGAAGCACCATTCGAGTTGATAGACTGGTTCTTACCAGAAATTTCAGCATAGTACCCAGTTATAGTAGAGCCAAAAACTCCCTTGGCACCACTGAAATCAACTCGGATATTCGACATGATTTGAATGAAATTATTACCGCTCATTATCCGTCGAACTACCTCGTTAGTATCAGTTAGCGTTATTTCAGCCAGCGTTGGTTTAATTTCTTCTGGAACACCAATATTAATAGTAGTTGATTGCGTCCCAACTTTAGCCCCTTGAAAATACGAGTCAACCGAGATAGTACCTTGAACATTGACGTTGTTTGGGAATTTGTTGATTAAATCAAGTGGAATCGTCCAAGTGGTTGATGTATCAACGTTGCTGGCTATTGTGCCGGCTGCATCCCCAATTTGGTATCTAACTGTATGTTTAAATAGCGAGTCTTTCCGGTCAATGGTAATTGTCGTTTCTTTCCCAAAAACAGCGTTAGCTACTTTAAAATCGCTAGTTTTTCGAGTGTTCGATAAATAGAAATCGTTCCCGCTTATTTCAAGTGTGTTTGGGCTGTATCCACCGCCACCCGTAAAACGAGCCATAACGCCGAATTGTCCCCTATTATAAGAGGTACGACTAATTGCCACAGTTTCGTCGATTAGCATAATGACAGAGTTTTGACTGGTCATAGTTGGACTTCCAGACCACTCCAAACGACGGCCACCATCAAAATCAATAAAGGCACTGCATGAATAACCCGTAAACGTCCAACCTGTGTTTAACAACGCTAATCGGAAGCGCGCTCGGCTTGTGTTCGTTGCCGGATCAATATCAAGTTGGTCAACCCAGAGCCTTAGCCTGTACCCCCTGTCGTTATTACTCCAAAATTCAGCCAATTAAAATCCTCCTACGTATCGAATGACATTCATGTCTGGGTTAATGTGGTATTGCTCCTCTCGATATCGTCCGACTTGAATGGTTTTCGAGAAAATACCGTTCTCGATGTGAATGACACCTTGCGAGATGTACATGACTTCAACCCCAGAGCTAAACATTGAAATCCGTCCATTAGGATTGAACATCATGCTTGAACTGCCATCATTTTTACCAATAACAAGTCCATCGTTTGACGAGCTCATGTAAGTGTCGATGAAATTCCAGCGATCAGACAGCTCGCCTAAATTTTTAGCGATGGTTGATACACGCTGGCTTGCACTAACCAAAGCTTTCTCAGCTGCGGCTCTCTCGGTCTCGTTTGACTTAACAAAATCTTGGTAAGTTTTAATCCAGTTATTCAAAATTTCAGCGCTCGCTTTGGCTTCCATTTCTGCTTGGATAATTCCAGCTCTCTCGTTGAGTGCATTAATCTGTTCTAGCGTCAATGCGCTATCCGCCTTACTGTTTAGTTGTTTCTCTAAATCTTTAGGCGACGCTTGCCACGCTCGGTCAGTCGTCCCCTCATAGCAGTCTAGTTCTGTGAAGAATAACAACGATTCACTGCCGTTAGTTGTGCCTTTATTATCAATACGGATAAAGCCTTCATCACACTCGCCGGAATTAAATGTCAAGTGCCATTTAACAACCCTGCCAGTTGATGGTGAACCGTTGTGCGATTTGAAGTTGACTACGTTAGTGAAAGTTTTGTTGGTTTCGTTCGACTTACGACCAAGAAAATAGATATCTACACCTTTGATGTTACCAGTGGCGAATGTCTGAATATTGAACGAATAATCAGTATTGCGTTTAACTGGGAAACGTAGCGTAGACGCTGGAACTGATGATGTTGTTTTCAGCAAAAACAGTGGTCTAGCGCCGTTGTAGTAAAAACCATGACTTGAAATAGATAGATTAGCATTTGGCTGTGGCGTTTCCCAGAATCCCCAATTCTCGAGGTTCTCTGGGAATGCTGAGTTAACGATTAGGTTTTCACCACCAACAGACACACTACCAACCATATCATTCCAAACATAATCGGCAGGATTGGTGCTGTCTGCTTGATTGAAGTTGGTACATACTCCCAAATAGCGCTTATTTCCGTTTTGCGTCAGACTAAAACCAGTCCGACCGTCAGCGCTATCGGCATAGGCAAAATGGACGTAAGGTGTTCTTCCGTCTGCCCCAGCTTTACCGGGGATTCCATCCCGTCCGTCGCTACCTTTCCACTTAGACCATCGGTAATCTTGTGGGTTTTGACTGTCGATAGCATTGAAATCTTGATACATTCCGATAAATGGTTTATTAGTATCAGTTTGACTAAAACCACCGCCGATTGTGGTATCAGCGTAGGCGATGTGGGTATACTGTGTTTTACCATCAGCACCCTTAACGCCCGGTATACCTTGGATGCCTTGTGGTCCTTGCAAACCTTGTGGGCCACGGTCACCTTGCGCTCCACGTTCGCCTTTCTCTCCTTTTTCACCCTTTTCGCCGATTTTAGAAACCGAATAGCCGGTTTCATTTGTGTTATCAGTGTAGGTCCAAACTGTCTTAGTCCAGAGGTATTGTCCAGCTGGTACGTTAGGCACTTGGGTATCCCAACCAGTCGTTGGTGCAGTTGTTCCTGATGTTCCGATTGCGTAAGTAATCGTGGTTTTCTTAATTCCTACGCCATCCTTACCAGCAATGCCATCATTCCCATTATTCCCATCTTTAGCAACGTAGGTTTTTTGATACCCAGTTTCAGAGGTGTCGTCGGTATATGTCCAGACTGTTTTCGTCCAGAGATATTTCCCTTTGACTAATGCTGGCGGATTTGCCGTCCAGTTAGTAGGCTGCGCTGTTTCGTTGTCAGATAGCCCGTAAGTGACAGTTGTATTTTTGATTCCTACCCCGTTTTTGCCGGGTAGTCCGTCGTTACCTCGATCGCCTTTGTCCCCTTTAGGACCTCGTTCGCCGTCAACGACCTCGGTGAATGTAACCTCAGCACTTGCTGCTAACTCGTCATCAAGATAGGCTTCGACGGTAACTTGTAAGGTGTTTTCAAAGTCTGTCGGTTTAACAACTAACTGATTACCAGTGCCGATGATTGCGTCACCGTTTTTGTAAAATAGCAGCGGTTGATAAACCTTGCCGTTCCTTTCAAGCGATGCTTTTAACACACTTTGTCCTACATTGTTCTTAAACGTAGTCCCGTTATCGGTTGAAAGTTTCAACTCGTAAGGGATGGCTTGCTCGGCCAATTTAGCCATGCGAGTCAACAAACTGTCAGATACTTTATTCTGCAACGCTTGGAAATTAGCGAATACCGTTTTGTTTTCAATAGGATTAGAAAAGCTAATTTGTTGTTCACTGACACGGGCTTCAAGCATAAGCATAGGCGAGAAGCCCGTGTCTTGGATTTTAACTGTGTCCCCAATATCGAGGTCAAGGAAACCATCAACCTCATAAGTGATGGCTGGATAGCAGAATTTACGCAAGTTTCTCAGCGCTGTCGAAATCAGCACGTCCTCGCTATCTGTCTCAACTTCCATATCCTTACGAATCCAGTTGTCGTCGTTTTCTTTACCAGTTAGAATAGCTGGGTATAAATCTTTTGAAAGAGGTGCATATAGCACACCGTTGGCAAGATAGAACTCAACTTGTCCTTTATCGTTCTTCCACTCCTGTTTTTTCTTCGGATCGATAGTGACTTCAACCGTGCTGACAGAAGTTTCTTCAACTTCGACCTCTGGAGCTGTAACGTTTGGTGTGCTACCAGTTTCAGTCCTACCCTCAACAGTTTTACCCTCTTTCAATTCGGGGGGGTAACATAGCGTTTCAATAGCGCCTAGATAGGCACTAGCTGGATAGCTATTTTGGGCAACATATTGACGACCAGCGTAGTTTTGTTCTAAAACCGTAACGGTGCTACCGTTGTTAGCAACGATAATTGAAACGTGCCCCCAAACCGACGTACCTTGATAGGCGTTGTACGGCTTGATGTTAGCGATAGCTCCAGCTTTTAGTTGGCTGGTGTTGCTAGGCCTAACTACTGACCAACCGAATCTGTCCCATGCGTAGTCAGTACCAATCTTGCCCGCTGCCATACCAGCGCCAATCAAACCAGATAGACCGGTTACTCCACCACCGAGCCCTGGGCCACCTAATTTCATGGAATACCAAGCTGCCAATGCGTAACATTGACCACTACCAACTCGACGGCCTTTCAGCCCGTGCATTTCGTTGATGACAGCGATAACTTTATCAGCCTTGACCGTCCTAGTGACTGGCTGGTTAGGTTGGGTGACTTGATTATTTGGTTGTCTCCACAAATCGTCGAGCTTATCCAGAATGTTTCCATTCGTTCGGTTGATGCCGTTTCGGATATCTCGCATAAGAGCTATGTAGTGGGCGTATCCAGCGGCAGCGTAATCATAAAGAGCTCCACCGATTCGGAAAAGCCCCTTTGTGTATTCTTCGATATTCTGCTTGCCTTTTACGCCATACATTTTACGACCACCGCTTGTCTGCTCTGCTAGCAGATAAGTGTAGTCCTTCATGTAGTCATCAACGCTGGCATAGTGCATATACGTCCCGCCCTCGTTAGCGGGCCTAGCGCTACCCGTTGTTACTACAACACCACTAGGGCGAGTTTGAGCACCTCCGGTGATACCGCCCCAGTTATTGTCTCGTTTAGCTACGTTAGAAGCACCCCACCACGACTCAAGATAGAGTTGAGCTAGGACACCAGACGGCAAGAGATTGCGCTGAACACATAGATTTAAAATGGTTTGCACCAATGCAGCACTCAATGGGTGCCCCGCATAAGACAGATTGCCCCCAGTGTATTTCTTACCACCACTAGCTGCTTGAGCAGTAGACGGGTTAGAAACTTTTTTTGTGCCCTTCTTTGTAACTTCTTTACGACCAACGGGATGGATAGCATTATAAACTTGAGTCTTGTCAACGCTACGCTTGATTCCAGTTATGTTCTTACCATACTTTAAAACGATATCAGAACGCTTGCGCCCTACTCCTTGATTCTTGCCACCATGAGCTTTATAGACGTTTAGAATAAATTTATCTAACTGACTGTTTGGTTTTAATCGGGTGTCAAATTCAATTTCAGCGTCGAAGTTGCGAGCTAGCGAAAGCAAGCGGGCAAGAGTTGTTTCTTGTCCTTCCCACTCGAGCGTTTTCTTTTGATCCGACACCTCGTTAATACCAAGCGTTAATTTGGCGTTTTGCGCCAAACCCCAGTCGTCAAAATACTCTTTGAAACTCATTGCTTTTGGTGCCTTGTATGCGTTTCGGTACTCTAGGAGCAATTCAAGACTTAAGTTCTCGCAGTAACAACGGATAGTGTGCTCGTTCTCTTCAATTTTCATGATGTTGAAAAGGTACGAGCGTTTCTTGTGTTTGAAGCTGACAAAAGACCGCTCGTTAAGATATTTATAAGCAAGCTCTAACTTAGAGTTACCTTTAACACTTTTCTTAAAAACCGAAAACTCAAAAACAGAAGTCCCACTCTCAAGAGAGCGTGTCCATTTATCGTTGAAGAAATTTAAAGTGGATTGTTTCTCGTTATCGATATAGGCCACTTTATTCAATTGATTGTCATGAATTGTTAGAAGCATTAAATCCACCTTTCTTCAAACTCAATCGTTACGCTAGGTTTGCTCTTGGCCCACGGCGATTGAACAATCTCAATTTCTGATCTGCCCGGTGGAATTACTGGCCACAACGAGCCATCCACAATTTGGTCTAAATTGTATAGATTGTTAAGCGTCAGCGTGTCATTCTCGCTATTGATAACAACACTACTTCCTTGGATGTACCGGTTTGGCACATCTTCAAAAAAGTTGTTATTCGTTTTCATGTAAAGCAACTGATCAAAATAAGCATGCGTCACAAATGGCTTAGATGGCACATTTGAAATCGTCAAATGTATTTTGGCTGACTTCTTACCTTTGATTTCTGGGATAGTGAAACTATGATAAGAACCCCACCAAAAGAAAGTTACCTTGTCGTCTTCTCGTCTAATATCAGACCACCCACGCTCTTTATTGAACGGGTTGTGTTCGTTCAAGTGCGTTGCGTACAGTATCCACTGTTTAAGGAATTTATAGCCTCCGTGGCCATCTGGAGCTAACAGATTGTATTCTGTGCTGAGTCCTAAACTACGTTTAAATGTCTCGACTCCGTACAGAAAATTGCCGTCAGCGTCTGATACCGTTAGTTTTAGGAATCCATATTGAGATATATCCCCTGCCCAAAAAATCTGTCTCCACCAGATATATTCAGTCAACGCCCCAACGTTCCCACTGCTATCTCGTGGAATGTCAAGGGTTAATGAAGCTGTCTGGGTTTGGTTGATATTGGCATCTGGGTTTCTCAACCCAATGTGTGGTCTGTCCCACACGTTTTGAATTTCAAGTGTCCCGTTTAAATCCTCTGGAACATTAGTTATACCGACATTTTTAGCTCCCTTTGCAAATGCTTGCGGAATTCTGTCATCCCTAAAATCGTAAAGTTTTTCAGCTTTTGAAACGATTTTCCCATCAGCTTCTTCTGTATTCCCGGCTTCAAACGCAAACTTATCGCTGACAAGACCATAATAGCCATTGTCTCCGTTTGCTTTCAACGTGATAACTGGATAAGCATCCGTTGAACCTTCGTTATTAATCGGGAAAATCATTTTCCCTTTATCTTCACGAAAATCAGTAACACGCTTGTAAGTAGTCGAATGAGCCACTCCGTCCGGAACGAGGAATTCGATTGTGGCTTGGTCGTACCAGTCAGAAATACCTCTGAGACTGACCTCGCCTTTAACGAGCGCCAAATAATAGCGGTCAGGCTCCGTTGGTAGATGGAGCTTAACCGCTTGTTTAGTATGTAGCACTCTGGCAGCTTCTTCTCTAACTCGATAAAACTGCCCGTTATCGGTAGGTGCTGGTTGATTAGGGTCAATGAATGTCATATCAGCCAAATCTCTGGTAGCTAGGCTGACCGTGACCTTAATCTTCTTAGCACCGATATTGACATTTTGGACATTAACGCCAATTGATGGCGCTGAATCTGTTGAGATAGACCGTTCGTTTCCTATCTCATGCTCTACTTTGATTAGCTTGAAATAGTTGTTTAAGTCATATCCGTTAAATTGAAATAAAGCCATTATTCAAGCCCTCTCATTCGTTTGTAAGTAAATTCTTGTGCTTTTTGGTAGCTACTCATGTCATCCGCCGCAGCATAAGCAAATTCACGACCGTTAATGTTAAATGAAATCGGACGTTCGACCAACTCAGTGATAAGATCAAGCGCTTGCTCCAATCTATCCATTCTCGCATCGTCCGCCAATGACAAATCAAGGCTACCACGCATCTTACCACCGTCGAAACTATCGAAGATATTATTATCTTCGAATAGATCACGGGCACTGATAGCATAGCGGCTAGCAGTATCAATCATGTCAGCTATTGATGACTTGACGTATTTAACGCTCTTATCAATACCAACAGCCAAACCTTGACCGATATAGATACCAACGTTATCACGGAACAGACGTGATGGCGAGTGGATTTGGGCTGCTGCTTGCGCTGCTCGTTCTGCTTGAGCTACAAGGGCATTAGCTGCCGCTGTCACTGCTCCTAGCGCTGATAGCATACCTTGAGCCAAACCGTTACCGATTTGCGCCCCAGCCGCTCTCATACGCCCAACACCAGCGTTGGCTCTGGCAGCCGCTGCATTAACCAAGCTATCCATCGCTGAACCTACTTGCCCAACCGCTGATTGAATACCGCTCGCAATGTTTCGACCAGTCTGAGTTCCCGCTTGGCGCCCCATTTGAATCATGCGTTGACCGCTAGACTGTACTGCTTGCGCCATGCGTTGCATAGCTGACTGGACTTGTCCAGCCGCACTATTCATAGTGCTTGCGATAAGCGGTGCGCTAGTAGCAATGCGCATGATAGATGACGCTGCATTGTTAGCGGTGCTAGCTACGGCTGTAAGAATAGCTGGAATGGTAGCAATTGCAGTTGATAAGGCAGTCATTCCAGTTACAGATTGCATGACTTGAGCGTTAAATTGCATGAATCCAGTAGAGGCTAACATCAAGGCTGGTGTCATCATGGTTAGAGCCATGTTGAACATGTTTAGTGGCATCACTGCTGTTGCGAATTGCATTGTCAATTGTGTTAGCGATGTAGCGAACATCATAAATTGGCTATTCAACATAGTTAGCGCTGTACCAATCGCAGTCATACCAGTGCCAAACATGGTCATACCCGCTGACACTGTTGTCATGCTGCTAGTAATCATAGTTAATTGACTAGCCAAACTTGTTAGACTAGCGGTTAACACGGTCATGCTTGCACTAATAGCAGCCATGCTTGAGCTCAATGTTGTTGAAATAGAGCTAAATTGAGTCAATCCACTTGCCGCTTGCATTAATGCTGGGGCTAGTGTCATGATTTCAGTTCTAAATGTTGTGATAGGTCCAACAATAGCCGTTAAGCCAGCTAGCGATTGACTAGCTTGGTTTGAGAACGTGCTAAATGCTGTTCCCGCTGATGTCAATAGCGACTGTAAGCTAGTGAATGATGATTGAATGCTTGAAATCGTAGTGGAGAATGATGTCAGCCCAGATACAGCGCTAGACGCTGATGTTGACACCTTACTCATGCCATTACCGAGCTGAGTCATACCAGTCCCGGCTTTCGCCAAACCGGCTGAATTGTTACCAATCGAACCGACACCTTTAGCGACTGCTGCAAGAGATGCAGCCATATCTCCAAGATTGGTATTGGTGATTTTGACAACGCCATTCGCTAGTTGGTTGAATCCAGACCCAGCTTTCTGTGCTGCCGTACCGATTGAATTAAAGACATTGGCCAAGCTATTCAATACGCTACTGATTGCACTACCGGCAGAAGTAATAACGCTTGAAATACCTTCAAACGCTGACTTAATACCGTTTCCGATACCTTCTGCCGCTGTACTGATTGACGTCCCGACTGATTGCACTACGCTAGCAATGCCTTGCAATGCAGCACCGATAGCAGAACCAGTAGCACTAATAATGCTTGCCACACCACTTAGGGCCGTACTAATAGCCGTACCGATACCCATAGCGGCGGTAGCAATTGCCATTCCTGCCGCTGACACAACCGATGCAATGCCACTAAATGCAGCACTAATCACACCGCCAATTGCCGTGATGATAGGCACGATTTGAGTGATTGCTGTAACAATCGCTGAAATGATTTGGCTGATGATAGGTGCGAGAGTTTGAACAACCGTAACAATAGCAGAAATCACTTGACTAATGACTGGTGCCATTGTTTGAACGACTGTGACAATCCCCTGAATCAAGGTCATAATGACTGGTGCCGTTGCTTGAATAGCTTGGACAATCACTTGTAAGACCATTGCAATCTGTGGAGCGTGAGATGCTAACACACTAACGATTTGAACGATACAGTTAGCGATGACTGGTGCTATTGCCACGATAGCGTTAGCGATGATTTGAGTTACTGCTGTTATAGTATTACCGATAATTTGAATAATCGGAGTCACTGCTGTAACTATCTGGCTAATTGCAGAACCTAGAGCGGTTGCTAACCCACTAAATGCACTGATGATAGCTGGCAGCGTTCCTAAAATAGATGTCCAAGCATTACCAAATGCTGTAATGGCTGGAGCAGCTTGACCGATAGCGGCACCTACTGCAACTACTAGCGGTGCTAATTGTGCAAGCCCTGGCGCAGCTTGTCCTACTGCCGTGATGACTGTGGCGAAAGCAGTCCCGAACGCTTCAACGATAGTCCCTGCTGCCTTTCCGATAGATTCGACAACGGTTCCAAACGCTGAGCCTACGGCATTTAGGATTTGTGAAACACCTTGAGACTGAGTGGCTAAAAGTGCGAATCCCGCTGAGATAATAGCAACCCCTGTACCAATTCCGACCGCTGCGATAGCTACGGCAGCACCGAATGAAAGCAATGTAGCTGGATTGAGACCTCTTAAACCTTGCAAGGCGATTTTGATAGCTGTACCAATTCCCTTAAATGCTGTAGAGATACCCGTTCCGATACCCTTGGCAGCTTGTGATATTGCTGAACCAGCGTTTTTAATCACGCCGCCGATACTCTCAAACACTTGGGCAATCTTGCTCTTGCCACTGCTTGCACTAGTAGCAGCTTGAGCCATGCCTTCTGCTGCATCTGTTCCGAACTTCTTGAACGGATTGAGACTTTTAAGGAAGTTCAATCCTTTCATTGCAATGCCTACCGCTGAAATACCAGCCTTTGCAGTCATAAACGCTGCTACCATTGCCAAAATCCCGCTAGTAACGCCGTTGATCACCCCTTTAGGTAGGCTGCTTACAAATTTAGCGACCGCTGACGCTGCTTGAGATATCCAATTTACAAGCGCTCCAAGAGCTGAGGCAATGCTTGCAATGGCTGACTGCACTTGTGAGCTACCCAGCACCTCACCAATAGATGAACCGATAGTTTTAAGAGCGTTCCAAGTATCTTGCACTGCCGCTTTGAATGATTGGAAAGCCCCGGTATCAGCAAATGAGGTAATGAAACTTCTAACTGATGTAGTGGCAATATTTAGAGCTTGTGAGATGCCGTTGGCAATGTCGCCAAACGCCGAGCCAATGCCCTGCATGAGCTTACTACCGTCAATCTTGCTGAAAAGTTGCTTGATTGAGCTCGAAATGTAAGTGAAAGTTGCTCCCAGATTTTTCAAAGCTCCTGTATTTGAGAAGCCTTTCCAAAGCGATTGCACGGTTTGACTTACGCCTTTAACCGCTTCATCAATCCCATTGCTAAGGTTGTTTGCAAACCTCTGCACAGAAACTTCATCGATTTTACCAAGAGTATCAATGATACCCTCAATTCCTCTAATAGCTTTGTCGCTTAGTTTTTCAAAGACCGGTTGCAATTTCGTAGAGACCGTTTCATACAGTCCCCCGACAGCCTCATCCACCGACTTATATCTAGTGGCCAAGTGCTGCATAGAGTCCCCAGCTCGCTTGAATGCCTCTGCAAAATCCTCAGTCTTAATCTCGCCGTTTTGGATTTTACTTACAAGATCATCCAGAGACATGCCCATCTCTCTAGCAACGGCAGCCATCCCCGCTGGTGATTGCTCCATCATCAACTTGAAATCTTGCCATTGAATTTTAGGTTTAGTCATCGCTTGGACCATTTGTTGACTGAGTGTCTTCATGGCTTGTTTGGGGTTTTCAGCCGATGCAGCAAGTCCACCCATAGCCTTCACCAAGCTTTCAGCATCCTTACGCCCAATAGCAGCCATTTGTGAGAATGTAGTCCCCATGTCGGAGGCTGAATAGATGGTTTGTGTTGCATAATCTTGCATCGCTTTCTTAGCTGACGCAATCTCGGATTTCCCCCAACCAAGCTGACTCAAACTTCCGTCGAAAGTTTTCCAAGCCTTAGTAGAGCTGTTTAGCTCTCCGACTAGTCCTCTGACACCACTGGTTAGAGCACCGATTCCCTTAGTAATACCAGCACTAACTAAATTAGCACCCAAAACACTTTTGAAAACCGAGCCTAACTTAGTGCCAGTTTTGCCTAAATTCTCAGCGTTTTGTTGCGCCTTTTTGAGCGCGCTAGACATGCCGTTATCTTGAGCGCTTAATATCGCTCGGACGTTAAACGTTTTATCTGCCATCTAGCAACCCTCTTTCTCGTTTGTAATTAAGATTATTCCTAGCCCGCTCTAATAGCTTGTTGTTAGTGATTTTCTCACCCAGCACCTCACGGGCTCGTTCTTTAGCATTATAGAAGTCGTCAAATTTCTCGAAGTAATACTTTTTGCCATCTTTCGTCGTGGCATTTACCAAGCGATTGAGATAAGCAAGTTGATAGATTTCTCTTTCTTTATTAAGGAAGCGCTTCTTATGCGCCTTCTGATAGAGCTTCATCTCTTTAAGCGTCATTCTTCGAGCTTCAAGCAATGACACACCAAAATCAGCTATCGCATTAGTAATTAATTCCTCATACGTTTCAGCTGAATCTTGGTTATCACTTGCGGTTTGGACTACGCTGTTGCTTCTTCCACTCGTTGGACGGTTGCTTTCGTCAAAGGTTGCGTACGCAATTCCGCTAAAAAATCGTCAAAGAGTGTATCAAGTTGGTCTTTCTCAGCTACTTCAATAACATAGGCCTCAATGCCTTTGACAGACGGTTTTTGACGCTCTGTGATTGTTGCCGCTTGAATGAGATCAAGCAAGATTACTGGATTTTTTTGTTGCAAATCAACGACTGCGTGCTGCACACCGAAACCAAACGAAACACCACCGTCAGAAACAGAATAGCGTTTGTCAAGCTCTCGGATGAAGTCGAAGCCGTAAGTCAAAGTGTAGTCTTTATTTTCGATAGTGATTGTGTTCATTGTTTGTTTACTCCTATTTTTTTCTAAAATAAAAAGCCAAACTGAAACAGCTTGGCTCAAGATAATTACATACTATTAGAGGGAAATGATCGCAGTAGTGTCCTGGAATGTGTATTGAATTTCCTTGACTTGCTCAGCCGTCAAGGTAGCTTCACCAGCTTGTGGTTTACCTTCGACTGACATTTCAGATTCAATTTCTACAAGTTCCTCGACGTTAGCTGGGACTTTCCAATTTGACAAGCGTCCGATGGCGTAAAGAGCGCCATATTTCCCATTGTCCTTTTTGTCAGACAAGTCGATTTCCCAAACTTCGACCTTGTAACCATCGACCACTGATTTCTTCAACATTTCGTTGAGTTCATCTTTTGTTCCAATGGCAGTAATTGAGAGTTTGGTTTCAAGACCGCCGTCTGCAACTACGGCACCATCCTTGGTTTTTGTAGTGTCTGCATCTCGTGAGTATTCCCACTCGTGCTCAGTTTGCAAGGCAAGTTTAGCCGCTGCTGTCTTGTCTCCAAACTTACGGAACATCAAGATTTTTTCTTTCCCTAATTGGGCTTCTTTGACTTTAGTTTCAGCCATTTCTTCCTCCTAATTAAACAAATTTAAAATACGTATACACGATAAAGTGATATAAAACTTCATCCGTGCTATTGTCTCGATTGCTATCGATTGACGACTGATTGATCTCTGCTGAAAATTGCATGCCGTCGATATTTTTGATAGCAAAAAAGCCAGACATCAACTGTCCAGCCATATCTGATAATAATTTTCGGTCATCCACACGCCCCCAAACATGCACCGTAGACGATAAACGGCCTATTAAATGCGATTTGGTAGCTTGTGGTAAGACCTTTGTTTCTCCCATGACCACGAACGGATAGACCACGTTTTCGGGCGGCAAATAAGTATAGGTGTCATATCCCAACTCACTACTAATCCGAAACATTTCGTCATGAAGTAACTGATCTGGTTGTTTCATGTTTCGTCCCATTTCGCCATCTCTTCAACCATCTTAGGCGCTACTTCTTCAAGCGCTGGTTGCATAAATGGCTGTGCTTCCATCTTCCGTGTTCCTACTTCGACGTAACCTGAGTAGCTAGTTAATGCTTCGACAATCGCTTCATCACTTCCAGCTTGCAAGGTAATACTTCTACGAGTAGCGCCCGTTGAATACCCTTTGTTAAACTGTGCGTTATTAATCGCAGCCTCTTTTAATTTGCCCCCATACTTCCTCAAAACTTTTGAACGTTTTTCGGGCGATGCGTTTCTTAATAGGCTTTGAGCCATTTCGTCCAAGCCTTCAAATTCTAGTGTCGCCATTATTTGCCTACCTTGTTAGCATAGATGACGTTTCGACCAGCTAGATAGTCCCTCACAGTAACAGGTTTGTATTTGCCACCATTATATTCAATCGTGTCAATTCCAACTGTTATAGGGCTTCTAAATCTAATGACGATGCTATTAGTATTTAATAGGTCTCCTAGTTTAGCTTGTAAGTCAAGGCTGGCACCAGTGACATTGCACGCTATCGTTCTAGCCCACTCCTTGCCACCTACCATGCGACCCGATTCGGGATCATAGCGCTTATTTGTCTTATCGTTATATTTTAGCACTACGGTATCAGCGTATCTCATAGAAATAGCACCTCGCCCTCTTTAGCTTGCCCAGAATTGCCATACAATCTTTGAAGCATGTCATCGTAAGGCTTAAACTCATTCTCATTGTCGTAATACGACATAGAATGGCCATCAACCGACTCAGACTTGGCCCCTTCAGCACCTCGACGATTGAAGCGTTTAATTACGCAATCTTCGAAAATGAATGCTAGTTTGTTGTCGATTTCTTCGACGCCATACTCAGCCTTGAAATGGTTAACGACACGCTCCAACAGAATTTCAAGTAAATCATCGTCGTTGGTGTTAAGGTCAACGGATACATTTTCAATGATTTGGTCTTTGTCCAATGTCTCCATGCTACACCTCACTACTCAGCAGTCTTCTTAGCTCTAGTTTTCTTCTTTGGTTTGTCGTCTTGAACGTACCCTAACTCAATGAGTTCCTCAGTACGCTCACCGTCGTACAAATCACCGACATAGTAAACTGTGCCGTCTGTCTTATCCATGAATGCTTTTAATACGATATTCATAATGAGCACCTATTAAAGCGCTGGGATTACAGTAAGCATGTAAACATCATCCAAACGTTCGAACGATGGCAATGCTACCATAGAGACTTTAGTTTGGACGTTGACTGGATCAGTAGTTTTAGTTGTAGTCACCGCAATACCGTTATTGACGATTTCAACATCAGCGTTCACTGTGTTGTCAGCAAACAAATCAGATTCCTCTGGTGTTGTACCGAATACAGTGTTACCAAGAGCACCGTTAGGGATGAGCGTCAAATGCCCGTCTGGGAAGAATTTAGAAACTTCGCCTTTGTCATTTCGGTAAGTGCCATTTTCAAGAACGATTGACACACCGAAATTGTCAGCGATATAGTTTTCAAGCTCAGATTTAGTAACTGCAGCACCATCACCAGCAAGAGGCTTGATAACCTTAAGTGTTGATGCAGCCTTACGGATAAGTCCGAATGTTTTAGCATTCATAACAGCACGCTCTGGGTTAAGTCCAAGTTCTCGAGCTGTTTCGATAGCTTCTTCAAGATCAGCAAGAGGTTTAGCGTCTGCATCAGCCCAGCTCTTAGTTACTTGTTTCTTATGCTCAGCTTTAACGCCATAATCGATATCTTTGTTAACGCCGCCACTTGTGAATGCAATTTTACCAGTAGCAAGCACTTGCATGCGCATAGCTTCAAGGCGTGCACGAGCACCGTTGATAAGTGTCACATCGTCGTTGAAAATGCCGGCTACGATGGTGTTAACCAACGCTTCGTTGCCAGAGTCTTTCACAAGATTCAGCTGTTGACGGTCATTTTCCTTAACAAGCATAGCCTCTTTGAAAAATGGCATTTGCTCATCGTGCATCTCAGCGCTAACACGGTCACGAATTGTAACGTTAGTATCGAATGCGGCAGCTTTCAACGCAACGGCTTGCCCAGACGCGCCTTTGATGTAAGATAATTTAGTTCCAAGTTGTTTACGTGCCGGGAAGATAGACTCACCCAAAGTTGAGTTGACATTTTCTTGCAACGCATTGAAGTACCCAGCGATGTTAGATGCGGTTACTTTATCGTAAATAAGTCCCATGTTTTAATAGTCCCCCTTTTATTTTTCAGAGATAAATTTAACAAGCGGCAAAGCTTTCTTAACAGCGTCGTCTACCTCGCCACCGTTAACTTTGTTCTTATAGACCTCACCAGCATAGAGCACTGAAACGGCGTTCTCGATTGTCAAATCTACATCATAGAGAACGATTCCCTCTGGTGCTGTTTTGTTTTCTACAACGGTTTTTGTGCGATCATCAAAGATTGAGCCGTCTTTAGCAGCTACCAATGTACCGGCTTTGATGTATTTCTTGCCATCTACCAATACACCGTCATAAGTTTTGTCTACGGTTGCCGCCACTGCTTTGTAAGGCAATGAGCGAACAATGTTTGAAGTGTCAAAAATTTTTGTTGTTGACATTTAAAAATCCTTTCTGTCTTAGATAAAACGAGCAGCCGTAACGCTCGTAGACTTAGCAAGTTGAGCTCCAAAATTATCTGTCTGAGCATCACCGGCGCTTGCAGCTTTAGGTGAATTTTGACGGATAGTAGCTTTGACTTTATTAGCGACGGCATCGTTGAAGACTTTCTCAAATGTACCGACCATCTTAAGAGCTTCAGCGGCGTTTTCAGCATGGCTAAACATATCAGCCAATTCGACTGGCAAGCCTTTAGAAACAAGGTCTTCTTTTACGGCCATGTTTAACTTTTCAAACTCAAATTGTGCTACTTGCTTTTCAAATTCTGCTTTCTGGTCTTCAAATTCCTTGCTAGCCCGCTCAGCAGCAGATAATTTTGAATAGTCTTGCTCTTTTTGTAATGCTTTGGCGATAGCTTCGTTTACTCGTGCTTCTTCGCCCTTTTTCTGATTTTTCAAAGCAGTTTGGACTGCCTTGTTGACAATGCTATCCAGTTCTGACTGTGATTGCGGCGCTTGGAAGTCGCTCGGTTGATTGTTATCAACGTCCTGGCTTACTTCCTCAGTTTCGACCGTTTCGACTGTTGTGTTATCTGTTTCCATTTTGTTCTCCTATCTAGTCTCGCAAGCAACACCCTTTCTAAGCCACGTTAAGGCTAGCTACGCCCTATCTAGTCTTGTCTAGTGTATTTACCCGCAAGCCACGGTAGTAATGTTTATTTAGGGCCTAAAATAGCCCTATGCACCATTAGAGGCTCGCCCCCTACGGTTTCTTGAAAACATGGTGCACTATTCCACCTCAACTACTGCACATCGACAGTATGGGTGAATAGGCGGCGCATTCGTTCCGATTTGCATATCGGCAATTCTAACGGGATTCTTTTCCGTTTCCTCACCGATACCTTTGCAAATTGAACACGCTCGACTTTCTGGCATGAGTTTGAAATACTCAAAGCCATTCTCTTTCATAATATCTTGCTGAGCTAACGTCTGGACTCTAGCATGCTCTGTGATGCCTAAACGCTCTGCATTAGTACGTGACACATCCATGTGTTTCCTGATACGTCTTGCAATCGTCAAGCCGTTATCCCCACGGATTAGAGCCCTTGTCACCTCAGTTCTAACTAATTGTCTCAACTGTGCATTTCTGCCCCAAATACGCTCTGACCACTTAGCCCCCTCAAAGTTTGCGTTAACAGCCGTCTCCATGGCATGGGCTAGAATGTTACCCTTTAGCACGCTCTGATCTAACAAGCTACCTCTTGCCATCTCAGCTTTATAAGCAGTGTTTAGATACTCTCGAGTGAGTTTCTCTTCCTCGCTAGCAAGAGACATTAACTCAAGTTCTAATTGCTGGATAAGCAGCTCACGCCTACCGACTGACATTGAAAAGTTGTAGTTTCTCAATTCCTCGTTAGCTGTAGCACTGAAATCTTTCTCGGCAACATAGCGTCTGGCTTTGCTTTCAAACCCCTTAATGTCGAATTCGTTAGCACGTTTCTTAGCGTCTTCAACAGCTACCCCGTTCTTTTCAGCAAAATTCTGGATATAAGCATCCAACTCTTTGCGCAACTGCCCTAACTCCATCCGATAGAGGTCCTCGAGTTCTTTTTTAAACTCTTTTTCTGACTTCTGGTCAGCTCGCTCTCTCTCACGTTGGGCACGCTCTGACCAATATGTCATACGTCAACCCTCGTAGAATCGTTTGTGTGCGTTTTTTTATCCTCATCGGTATATTTGCCTACGTGATTATTAAAATCGCTAGAATACCCCTTAATATCGATTTCAGACACCTCTCTATTCATTCTGTCGAGTTCCTCGGTTGGACTCTCGACCAAACCAGACAAGCTCAAAGCTGTTTCTTGCGATACTTGACCACCCAAACCGGTCAATACTTCAACTTGTTCAGCAAGTGAACGAGGTAAGTTTGGCGTGAAGATGATATTCAAGAGACTTTCGTCAAAATCTTTAAACTCATTGACCAGCGAGCCAATACGAGCAGCGAGACGATAACGACGTTTCAACCCTTTAGTGAATTGCGATTGTGTATCGATACGGTCTTGATCCAACCCAAATAATTTGTATTTTAATGCTTCACCGGACGTATTCCCGCTGAAATTCGTGTCTGACATGTCCGGGGTGTTTGTAAATACATGAATATCTTTATTCAAGCGTGTCTTATACGCTTCAACACCAGTGACGTCATAGGATTTAGTGAGGTACTCAGCTTTAACTGTGCCCTCTTTACCGTCCGCTGCTTTAGGCGGTTTAAGTTGCATTAAACGAGCACGCTTCATGTCGCTAGCCTTCATGCCTTGAGGCAACGCTAAGTCACCATAGATAGCAAGGATAGCGTCAGCCATGTCGCTCATGTGATTCGCCGTGTCAGATTCTGCACTATCGTACAAATCAATTAGATAAAGCTCAGTCTCATAATCACCAATACCATCAACATTGTTTAAAAACTCTGTAATCGGTACAGTACCGAATGCGTGAGTTGTCACTGAAATCTCGTTAAAGCTATCTGACACATCAAGCGTATAGATGTATTCGGCTGTGTAGACTTCCACGACCTCTCTGGCATTTTCAAGAAAACCACGCTTATAGTAACGGACGGCTGCGATTGAGTTATCTTCCAGCGAGTTGTCGTAGATTACAAATGTATCCAACGGGTCAAGCCTCTTGATGCGTGTCTCATCATACTCGCTGCGATAGATAAGCTCGTAAGCTCTACCCGTTTGAGATAAGTCTCTGATAAGCGTTCTATTGTGTGTGTCGATATCGTTAACACGTCCAATGCGCTTAATCGCTTCATCATTTTGCGAGTGATCATTATTGTCGTCATATTCCACACGAATAGGATTACCAGCTAAATAGCCCGTTTTAAACTTGCTAATCATACGACCGTAGTTGTGTACGGCTCGTTTATCAGCCATTTCCTTATCCTTGCGTCTTCCAGACTTAAGGACGTCGTGGTTTTCACCTCTCGCATAGTCCATAAGTTCTTGAATGCGTGGGGCTTGTCTCAATTTGTGGTGATTGATGAAGTGTTTTAACAATTCCCAATTACCAGCCATGAGTTCCTCTAAGCTATCAGCTCGATAGCGAATGCGGGACCCTCGATGGAAACGCAAGTTTAAAACTCGGTCTTGACCGGTGCTATCTGTAAATAGTGTTCGTTCCATCATTCCTCCTAACCAAACATATTAAGCAAGTCATCATAGCTTGCTCTTTCCGTACTACCGATGACAAAATCAGAATATATAGCGTATCTCACGCTATCCAGCACGTCGTCAAACTCTTTTAATGGCTCGTCTTTCGTGCTGTTCTCTTTCCATCGATATTGGTATATTTCATCAAAAAAACGAGGTATAAAACCACGTTTAACATATAATTTTTGTTCTTTAAATAATTTAGCGATAAGCTCGATACCAGTTATCACTGACTTGTTAGCATTACTGATATCAAACCCTTCATTCTCAAATCGTGCTACGTGCTCTGGACGGGCGCTATCAGCATAGAATGGAATGTTTCCGTAGATGTCAGTTAGTTTCCTAGCTTGCTCTACCCACCAATCAATCTCTTTGAATTGCGCTGCTACGCCATCGACAAGATAGTAGTTATCGTCCACGCCTTCACCGACAACAACAATAGAGCCATAGTGGGTATAGCCCCAGTCAATACCCGCAAAGTAGCGTCTCATGTCTGGCAATTCATCAACTACGTGTATCTTGCTGTCGTAATCAGCATAGATAGCGCCCTCTGCAACACTCCAAAGCCCGAGGATATCTCTATCATAGAATTTCCCCTTTGGTGTCGCTGCCTTGATTGAATCGATATAGCGCTTTGATAGAAAGGTGTTATCATCGAGCTTGAAGCTGAAATCAATAATCTTGCCATCGTTCTTGCCAATGTAATCTCGATTAAGCCAATGATTTGGGTTGTCTGGGTTACTATCCCATACCACTCGAGCACCTTCACCAGAGCAACGTGAGATAATTTCTTTGAAAACAATCTCGTTAGCTAGTGACGCCTCGTTGACATAAGCCCCGAATGCTGTAAAACCACGGGCACGCTTAAGTCCAGATATGGAGCCAGTGTAAACTTGCACAACTTTTACACCGCAAAAAACAAACGAGCCATGCTTATCATACTTAGGCTCGAAGCCGTACTTGTTGTAGAGTTCTTGCAGCACATTGTTCTGAATTGAAGTCGAAGATGTCCCCGCTAAAATGTAGATAGGCTCATCCACGCCTAGACGGTCAGCAATTTTTCTGACACGGCTTAATTCGGTTACGAATGTATCGTTGTTAACCACGGTCTTGCCCGCTCGTTTAGCACCGTGAAGTCCACAGATAAACCAATCATGATTCCAAATGTAGTTCAGCACATCTAATTGCCGCTTGGTATAGAGCTTACTCAAGTCCATCGCTTACAGCTCCTTTGATGATATCTAGGAAACCAGCGATTTTTTCATCTTGCCCTTCATCGCCACCGATTTGAGATTTGAGTTTCTCAATCTCAAGTTGCAATTTCTCGGCTTGTTTAGCGGTTGGATAGCGTTTCAAGATTTCAGTGATTGCCTTGATAACCGTGTTATTGTCAGCTTTTTTAGTGAGTCTTTCGACTTCACCACTTACTGGATTCATCATTAGGACTTCTTCATCTCGTTTTCCTCTAGCAATGTCGGATAAAATGGACAGGGCTTCTTTGGCGTCCATGATATTTGCATCGTGCATTTTCTCAATTTCGGCATCGATAAAGCTTTTAATTTCAAGTTTTTTCAAGTTTTGTCCAGCGATACGTCCTGCCGTCTTTTCGCTATACCCAGCATTGATAGCAGCCTGTGTGGCGTTCCCTAGTTTGATGTACTCACTAGCAAATAGTTTTTGTCGTTGATTTAGCCCAATATGCCCACCTCCTTCACTGCTAGATTTTTGTGCATAAAAAAGACAACCCACAAAATGAGTTGTCTCCGTTTTTCTTCGATAATATAATAATGCCACTTTAAACACTTGTAAGATACCGTGCTTTATCCGTCAAAATACCGAAATATCAACGTTCCACAACTAATTGACCACTTCTATACAATTCTGCAAATGCTAGGATAGCATTATTTAGCAATTCTTGAAAGGCTGTTCTTTCGAATCCGATTGCTTGGGCAATTTGCCAGTTCGGTTTAGGTGGATAGGCTAGATATTTCTCTATCAGTATTCTGCGATAGTCTGGACGGTATAGCCCGCTAACTGCTTGCTCTATGGCTTCTAGCTCGTTCATTGCATCAACTCGCCTAACTGCAATATTTTCCACTGGTCTACTTACTCCACTACCACCTCGTGGCATAAAGGTGAATTCCTGTGTTATCTTTTGTTCAGCGCTATCGTGTGCAATCTCTCGCCATCTTGGATATTCTCGAAGTTTTCGTTTGCAACGTTTGATCGTTGCTTTCTCATCAATTTCCGGCAATAGCATCGTTCTGCCCTCTCTGGTATAATAGTAGTGTTGACTTTCAAAGAGTGCCGGCCATTGTGTCGGTTTTTTTTATTTTGGCCCAAGAAACGTTAAGAGATTTTATTGAAAAGATAGAATACGTATTTATTCTTGGGGTTGTCTCTTGGGCCTTTTATCACCTCCTTTCTAGCCATCGACACCAGCAAGGTCTTTAGCTTTTATTTTGTAATGCGATATCAATAAGAAAGAGGGTGTTTCACATCCTTTTTTCTTAAATTTGCTGGGTTTGTTTGGACAAGGTCTGTCAGCTTGTCCGGTGTTAAAAAAGTGTTCTAAAATGTCCAAGCCACTAAAAATCTATATTCATTTTTTATTTTTAGTGATGACAGACAATAGCTGGCAAGAGGAATCGAACCCCTTGAAAACCATTCCAGCCTAGATATAGTGAAATCATTATCGGGGATATTCCCCTTTCGTTTTTGAAATAATACAAGAATTAAGTCGGATGAATTATGGAGATTTCTGACCTATATCAGTTTACGTTAGATATCACCTTCTTTGTGTTAAATTAGCCTTGCTACCAGTTCCCAAGGCTTATGATTTGAAAGAAATAAAAAAGGTTCCTCGATTCTAATTTCTTATTTACTGGTAATAGCTAGCAAGGGAGTCGAACCCTCGTAAACCGTTCTAGCTACACGCCTAACGCATAGGCTGTATATAAGGCTTTTCTGACCGTTGCTTTATTACGACCTACCTTGCCCTTAGTTCTATATTTAAGAATGATGCGATCAACTTCATTGTCCAGCCTTTCACTCCATTCATAGTTATTGAAGACATAATCAATAATCTCGCTGAACAGCTCTCTTGATAGCATTCCTTCCATTTGGACAGCCTTCAACGGTGTTAGGGCGGCTTTCTCTGCATAGCACAGATTGAGGGCGTTTTGGGTTCTGTTAGCATTTTTCTGGTCGTAGCGCTTAACCTCTCTAATGTGGTTATTTATGCCGTTAGGGTATTTTTTACGTAATCCTTCCACTTCTTCCTGGAATCGTTTGAACAGTTCCTCTGGCAGTCCTGCGTTGGCTTTATCCAACACCGGGCGCGTGGTTTTACCTCTTGTGTAATTAGTAGACAGATAGTCTTGAAGGTCGTCGAATAATTCATCAGAAATAATGCCTTCCAAGCGGTCGACAGTTTGGGGCGATATCCTCGCACGTTCCACCACCGCACTATTGAATGCTTGGTAAATGATGCGTGCTTGCACTTCACTGCACTGTCGCACCTCTTGAAAATACTGTTTATAAGAACCTTTTTTGTGTGTTTCTCTTAGCGCTGCATGTTCATCGACCAACCGCTGATATAATTCTGGCGTCAGCCCTGAATATTTGTATCTCACGCTCATGATCTCACCTCTCCTAAGCCTCGACCACTGGAAAATGGATTTTACCAATAACCAGCGAACCTACACTATAGTAATATCCACCGTTGCCGTCATTTGCTTCACATTCTGCCAATGCTATGGGGTTTTGATTATGATATATAGTGACTGTGTTCCTGTTTTCCGTTGTCCCACAGTATTCTTCCTTCATTACCTGTTCACCAATTTTGATATCAGTGATAACAGCGTCTAGCTTGACATCTTTGAATTCCCCGCCAGCGTAGGCACAACAATCACTTTCTGACATCTCAATAGTTACCTTTGTACCGTCTTCAAGCAGCAGAAAATCTTTATCCCATTTCACTATACGCTTGAGTAACAGCAACTCTTTAAGTTCTTCTAATGAGCCGTACCTTGCACCTTCTTGCTCAAGCTTAAAGCAACTTGATAATCTAATGGTTTTCGTCATCTTAATTCCCTCTCCCTTTCAAATAGCTAGGAATATCATCCCCAACTTGCACGCTATCGTACTGTTCTTTGCTGACAAGAAACTTACCATAAGCCCCACAATCGAGCGTGTAGAGTTTCCCGACCATAGATTTTCCAGTAACCTTACCATGCAACTCAACGGCATTATCAGCCTTATGGATAACCACTGTCTCGATAGGTCGATTAACCACGTTAGCAACTGTACCAACGTTGATGGATAGTGAGATAACCAGTAGGGCGGTAGCTATGCCTAGTTGGTTATCTCGTTTTGGTTTCCTTGACAAAGTTGTCATCAATCATCACTCCTTTTCTATCTTTAATGTCGTTATAAGCGATTGTGAGACACTCTTCCACGTCGTATCCTAGCTGCAAGCATAGAACTATTAGCGTCACAATCGAATCCCCTATAGCATCTTTTAGCGACCATTCTGGGTCAGCGAAATCATTAGGTTTTAGAAACACGTCTCTAATCTCGCCCACTTCCTCGGTGACTTTCATCCACTCGATTTTAGGGTTTTCTTTGTCCAGCCCATGACTAATAGCCCACTCGTTAACTTTGTCGATTAGTTCAGCGATACTGTCCTTTGATGGTGTATCAAGCCCTAACAGATAACCAACGCTAACACCGAAATACTCAGCTAGCTTTTTGGCTTTGCCTATACTGATTTGGTTGGTTCCGTGTTCCCATCTTAAAACAGTCAGTTTTGACACTCCTATTTTTTCAGCTACCTCGACGATGGTTAGATTTTTCTGCTTTCGCAGACTTCTAAGATTATTCATTGTGTTCCCTCATGTTTAAATAATCTCTAAAACTTTGAGATTTGTTATATTCAGATAATGTTTTTTCAAGCGATTCCTCCACTAGAGCCGATAAACTTTTATAATTTCCGTACTCTTTCAAAGCTAAGATGTGGGCAAATAGATCATTAGAGATTGTAGCCTGTACTCTCTTGGTCATTCATTCCACCTCCTTGACCTCTATTCCTTCACAAGAGAAGACCCATCCGAACCCAGCTTCTTCTAGCTCTTTGCGGGTGTGGGCTACTCTGAATCGATGTGTTTCCTGTCTGTTATTGATATACCAATTGCCGTCAATCTCACGATTCAAATATCTAGCGTCCCCAGATACTCCCTTGATTTTAACCGTATACCTAACTTCTTCCTTGACCTCATACCCAAATTGGTGCATGTTGACGAGGGTAATTACAGGCTCAGCTTTACCATCTCTAGCCATCCATTTTTTAAAATCACTATCTTTTTGATAGCCCCAATCGACAAGGTACTCCCATAAGTCATAATCAAGTCTATCCTTGTGTTCCTCATACCAATCTGCTACATATTGCAGCACTACTGGTTTTTCAAAGAACGAATCATATAGGTCCTCGGCGTGTGCTATTGAAAGGCGTCCTACTGTTGCCAATTTCTGTACTGCTTCGTTTCTATCCATCGTTTTCCTCTCCTAATAAAATCTTTTCTAACTTTTCAATTTCTTTGGAACGTACATAAATTCTAATCATTCCCTCCAAACAGCGTGCGCCAGGCGTAAACCGCAGCTACGACCATCAAAATAAATTTAATCGTTTCCATCGTCCACCTCACACATAATATTTTCGTTCCAAGTCAATCATCTCTTGCCTAAGTTCAATTCCAAGACGTTTGATTTTTGATTTATTAGCTGCCGATGCTGTCCACCTGTTAGGTGGTTCTTTAGAAAGATTTTCACACTCAGAAATGTATTTATCGAACATACTTTTTACGTAATCTAACTCATCCATCACATTCCACCATTTCCACTGTATACATTCTTGAATTGCGGTACTTAACGCCACGCAAACGGTGCAACTCGTTGATGGCGTCGTTTTTGTTGTTAAAAATATGCTCACTGTCTGGCATATTGTCGTAGTAAACTATAACTTTGTATTTCATTTTTTCGCTTCCTCATCCTCGTAATAATCAATCTTCGCAAAGTTCTTAGGGCTAATAGTAATTACCCTTTTTTCTGGCTCAATCTGCTGTAACTGAAGACATTCTATATTACCTACCTCGAGCCATTGCAGCATGTCCAGAATACGTTTGAGATTTTCTTTCACCCTGATGGTTTCATCCATGTATGGATTTTGCAGTCTAATATGTGTCATAGTTTTTTAACTCCTTTTTTATCATCGGTTCCGGCCCGTCTCTGAAAACCTTAGCTGGATTCTGTGCTATAAATCGCCTTAACCATTGCATAGCTCAACCATCTTTCTTAACAGGTCTTCGTCCGGTAATTGCTCCAGCGTTAGAATACGGTTGAGCTTCTTGGCGTTAATCCCCAATTTAGCGCTGATTAAATCCATATCCTTGCGGTTAGACCAAAACCATCTCAAAAACTCTTGCGTTTGACCTAACACGCTGGTATGGTCGTAGTTGCCTGGAGCATATACACCGACTAGCTTGTCTTTATATCTGCTATTCATCCGAGCTCCTTGATTTCTAATTCGATGCGTGGGTTAGGACTGTACTTCTTGCGAGCTCTTAAATCGCAGACAATACTGTCATCCGTCCAGACGATACCCTTCTTATCGACCTTGTTGTAGCCAGCCTTTGAGATACTGTCAAAGAGCGCTTTTACCAGATTATCAATATCGGGAATTC